AGTATGTTAAATCATTTGATGATTATCTTTACATAAAAGTGAACAGTTATTAATGGCTGTCAATATTAATAAAATTAACTCAATGGATAAAATAGAGCATATCAAAACCGTTTATAAAATCCCTGTTGATTTTACGCCTAGGCAAGTATTAAAGTTGCCTAAAGGTTCAGAAATTTTAGGATTTCAATCTAAACCTGAAAAAATATTTTTATTGCTACTGGCCGACATGGAAAGCAATGTAATGGAAGATAGAATAATAGGTATTTATGGAGAAGGGCACAATGTAGGGTGCAAAGACCATGATTATTTGGGCAACTTTGAATTAGATAATGGTGCTTATTTGTATCATGCTTTTGAATTATTTGAATAAAAACTATTAACATATAAAAAAATGTGAGCAGATCTGCTCACATTTTTTTTATACAATTAATTTAAACCTTCTGACTGAGTTAACGATTCGCTCAAATCAAATAAACCTAAAGATCTGGCAAATCCAGCCATTGTTTGTATCGTAAGGTCTTCGTCATCATAAAATACTAAGTCTTTAATAATTCCGTTATTATAAAACTTGTATCTATTCAATTCATCTGACTTAAACACATAGCCATGCTCTGTTGCTCCGGCATTAAGCAGCTTTTCTATAAATAATAAAGCATCCATTAACTTGTAGCTACTTGAAATTTACTTTGAACAGACTTAGCATTTGGGTAAGCACCATTATAATTAGGCGCATTAAATTTAGTATTTTTAGTCGGAAGACCTTTGTGTGTTACAGCTCTTACCATTGTTTCTTGATGGTTGTTAGCTCTAAATCCTAATCTATTAAGTGTCTGCGCAAGCAATTTAATTTCAATAGTTTTACTCTTTTCAGAAGTTCTAAAATCATTAAAAAAACATAAGATGGCATATTCAACTTTTCTTTTAAATTCTTGCTCATCCTTTGATTGGAAATGCATTCCAAAAGCAGGTATTTCGCAATAGCTTACTCCTTCCTTTTCTGTAGGGGTGCTAAAAATTTGAAATTTAACCTGGATAGTTTGGTCTTTAATTGTTACCACATTTGCGGCAGCAGTATTTGATTTTGATATCATAATAAAATGAATTGTAGTTCGTCTTGAAAGCGCAAAAATCGTTTATTTTGTTTAAAAACAAAATTATTTTCTAAAAGCCTTCTCTATTCTCGATTTAATTATTCCTTCAAATTGTGCATCAAGTGTTACGCTAAAGCCTATAAACTGCCTGCGTGTAATGGTGGCAGCGTGTTTGCCAAATACCTTAATATCTCCTCCCTCATTCTGTATTTCAGCATAAACCTTGTCAGTACTCCACACCACTTCTGCTCCCCTGGCGCCATGCGCTACCCTATGCCGTATGCTATCGCCCAACTCTCCAGTACTACCTGTTAATATTTTACGTGTGGTGGCTGCATTGCTAAAATTGCGCTTGCCTCCTGCTTTGTATTGAAAGCCATACCAATGGCTATCGGGTTTGCGCCTTTCGACATTTTCCCAAGGCTTGCCATCCCAACTCTCGCTCATAAAACTGTCTTCAAAATAATCTTGCCCAGTTTTGCCAATCATTCTAGGTATTACATTCTCTAGCTCATTGGCAATGTCTTTGGCTAGTTGATTCATGTCATTTGGTAAATTGCTCATAATAGTGTTATCTTTGTAGTGGTTAAGGGGGTGTAAGGCTATGTTGGACTGAAGATCAACATGGGTTTATATTCCCTTAGTCATTTCTAAACGTATCCATAATTGCATGAAGAGCAATTCTGCCATCAGGCAATTCTTTAAAATTAAGATAAAATGTTTCTCCTTTAAAATCTAATGAATAATAATGCCAAACTATCTCCCTATTTTTTTGGTCGGTTTTCGTTAGCATAAATTTAGCTTCATTTAAGTGTTGTTTTAAATCAATAATCAATAAATTCCTTAGCAATCTGTTACTATGGGGCTTCGTTGTTAATGCCTTTAAATTTCTTGTTGATATGCTGAACACAAATTTACCAATATTAAAAACGCCCTGCAATCCTTTGTTTTTTTGAATGATTTTTGCTTCAATTGGAGCTAGCATTTTGGTTAGCCATTTGTAAACAGGGCTTTTGTAAATATCTGTAACCCCCTCATAATAAGGATGCGTATCATCAACAAATTTTGCATCTTTACCGGGGTTAATTGCAAACGGCCCTTGCAGTTCAGGCAAGTCTTCAGGAATAGCAGTTGGTGCTTTGTTTGTGTTCCTAATTCCACAAAGGCAACCCCAATCTATAGGTGGAGTACGGGTGTTCCAAAACTTATGGTCTATTGGTAAAATGATATGATAATAAGCCTCATGGTCTTCTCTTGGGTTTGCTGCACGGCTTGGCATGTATTCTAAGTTTGGATATAGATCCTTGTCTTTTTCAAAAGTCTGCCACTTTTCTGCCATACGTGCGCTGCGCACCGCCATGTTGTACTCCGCAGTTAGGTAGTTGCGGTTATAGTCTTTTACAATACCAGTAGTAGCTTTGGTAAACTCTGCAAAGCTGCGCAAATTACCTTTGTTATCTAATAATTGCTTAACCAGTTCTGACTGCTCCTTGTGGGTTTTAAATGCAGCAAAAACCCCTGCATTTTGTTTAAACTGATGCAAAAATGCAGCATTGGGTTTGCCGTACTCAATTGCACCCAGTTGGCTTTCTATGCCCTCTGCCAAAGCATTGTAATTAGCATTAAACAATCCTGCGCTAATGCTGTCAGGGTTGCCATACACCTCTTTTAATCCTTTTTCTATATGTGGTATTGCTTTCTCTAAAATAGAGCCGTAGTCGGCAAGTTTTACGCCTTGCTCAAAAAATGGATAATAGGTTAGTGTTACCTTGCCCCTGATGCTTGCAGGGGCTATACGAAAAAATTCTGCACCTTGGCTAATTTCTCAGCTTCAGCTTTATTTTTTGGTTTGGTTGGTGGCGGTTCATCTGACACTTGCTCCAACTCTACATTGTAGGTGCTTTCAATGTACTTGCTGCTAAGCCTGTAGCCTGCTTGCAATAGTGGAATATCAATTTTTATACGCTCTTCAGGTTGCGCTTTGTTAAAAATGTCAAATGTGTCATCCTCTGTAAGTGGGTATCCATGTGCTATTAAAACAGGCTTTAAACACTGGTTAAGCCAGTGTAAAACTTCCCTTACATCTGCCCGGGTAATTTCGTTCAATGTGCCTTGGTGTACTTCTGCTTGTGAGCGACTGCTGCCATTGTCTGTAGTCATGGTTTGCCCAAGTATTAATTTGCTTAACTCACTATTTACAGAGCTGATTTTTTGCAAGAACACTTGGTAGCTATCTGTTTGCCCATTGCTTACTACCTCTAACTCATCTTGTATGCCAAATACTCCACCTCCGCCTCTTGCTAAATTACTTAACCAATTGGCAACTTCCTTTTTCTGTTTTGTACCTGAGCTTGCAATTTTAGCTATCATTAATGGCAACCCAAACCTTTGTTCAAACTCATCCCAACTGCCCCAGCTGTGTCTTTTAAGAATAGTAAGTGGCGATGCTACTTCTAACAAGCCAATGGCATCTTGCCCAAGTTGAGCGTATAATAAAAAATTATTAAACTCGTTAAAGTCCAAGCCCTTATCCGTATCAGTAACATTGTTAATTATCCATTGTTTTTCAGGGATAATATGGTCTCTTGGAATTTTTGTAACAGCCTTAATTTCACCTTCAGCAATTTCCTTCAGATAGATTAAATTGTATCCAAAAAATAGACTTTCCATTACTAGCCTAATCATATCGGTAAACCAAGGTTTATTTATCAGCTTGGTTTTATCGTCATCGGTAGTTCCATCTGCTTTAGAAATAACAAACTCCTGGTTTACTGCACGTAAAATACGCGATTCAGCAATTGCTCTTAAATGGGTATCTACCATTGCATCGTCATACATTTCTTGTATGGCGTAGGTTAATGGCCTATCAATATCGTGCCTAATGTCTCTAGCCATTTGCCACTCATTTAACTGATGCTGGTATTTGCCAAAATTCTGTCTAAACAGATCTAACACTACTTGCTTTACTTGCTCTGCTTGCTTGGTGCTGCTTGTTGTTCTGCCAGCAGCTAATTTTATTCTGTCTAAAAAATTCATAATTAAAAATCTGATTGATATGGTTTTTTGCCATTGTGAAAAAAGAATTGTCCGTCAAGGTTGCCATCTCCATCTTCATCATCGCCACCAGCATAAGGTAGATTTAAGTCAATTTTTCCCTGGCTTACTTTGTCAAGCCATTTCATAGCATCTTCATAACGCAGGCGTACAACCTCGTTTAGCTCTTTACTGGCACGATTGTAAATTTCATGGATAGCAACATCCTTTACATATTTCATTACTGTTTTACTGCGAGCAGCTCCAGTTTCATTAAAAACGGTTTCAACATCATAAAGCCCTCCCATGTAGGTTTTAAAGATGTCAACGGTCTCTTCTATTATTTGGTCAACAATGGTAGTGTCGCTTTGGGTAATCATATTAATTACCTCAGCTATTCCAACGGTTTTAAGCTCCGCTTGTGATACGTATAGTGGCATTTTCTTTTAATTTATGGTAAGTGTTAGTAGTAAATGTAATTTGATGGACATTTAGCCCATTAAAGGTGTATGGTAAAAATTGCTCTTGGCTTAGATGCATGTCTGTAAAATTGTCTCCACGTGTGTAGATCATTGCTTCAATTATGCTATCAAGCAAATCAAGTAAGTTTTCACTGTCTTGCTTATTGGCCGCCCCAACAAAACTTTCATTATAATTGTTGAAAGCAATTATCAAAGTAACTGTAGCATCGCCCTCTACTCTATTTTCAACCATGTGGCTATAGCGCACAGCATCCGTTTGAATAAGTACTGAAGGGAATGTAATTGGATACGTTTTATCTGGCCTGCTTAGTTGCCCTTTGTTTAGGTCAACAAACTTTAATGCGCCACTTGTAACCAGTGGCTCAAGCTTGGTGCAAATTTCTTGGTAGAGTTCTTTCCTGGTCTTCATTTAAAATCCTGCTCTTTTAGTTTTAATAAATACTGGCTCGCTACCTTCAGTATCAAGCCCATTGTTGCCAAAGTATAATTGCCCAAGTCTCACAGCTGCCTCTAAAGTATCAGGAAAATCATCGTGCGCCTTGGTTGATTTTTCAAAACCTAATAGCTGATTTTTTGCATTTTCAAAATCGGGGTCATCTTTTAAACGCTGATCAAACACTATTTTCCGGTTAAAAAGCACATTGGTAAGAGTGGCTTCAATCCTAATATGTTTATCCACTCCTGGTGCCGGAGCTGGCATTGGTATTTCATAGAAATTACGCCTGTGTGCCTCTTGCTCAAATATGGGCATAAATACCGCTCTCTGACTAGCTGTTGCATCATAAAAGCAAAGTGGCATCATGCCTTTTTTACTCATGCCCTGTACCATATTGTAATGCCAATTGATTGCTTCAGTAAGTTCGCACTTTTGGCAAAACACCTTTAAAACATAGATTAAATTGTTTTTAAACCCCAATAAAACACCTGCCTTGTAATCTCCATTTTTGGTGTAGGATAAATCCCAGTGAAAAATTAAACCATCCCAGCTTTTAATCCTGCTGCACTCTGTAAATCTTATCCATTCTGCCTTAAAAAGTTTGCCCTCTTCAATAGGGTTGTTCATCAACTCACGTTCCCAAAAATAATGGCTGGTATTTGCTTTTTTGGTTTCAATGTCCTGATCAGTATATCGCTCTGGCCAACTTGGTAATCCATCTTTATTAATGATGTTAATTTGCTGCACCTTGTGGCTTGGTAGCCCTTTGGTTTTCTCCATCATGAAATTGACAATGCCAGTTTTTGTGATGTAATTATTGGCAACAACCATACGTTGCCTGTTTTTGCCAAATGCTTCCCCAAGGTCTCCAAGTATTTTTTCTCCAGCTTTTTGCACGCGCCCAGGGTTC